TCGATGACGGACAGGCTGGAATGGATCACGTCCTTGGCCGTATCCACGCCGATGATATGCAGGCTGGCGCCGTGCTTGAGTTTCTTGCGGCTGAGTTTGGTCGGCCAGATCGGTAATGCCCCTGCCCTGCCCTTGATGGCCATGACCCGACGACCGGCCCGTTCGCCACAGAACTTGTAAACCTCCTGCGTGTGATGACCGCCCGAGTCGATACAGGCGGCGCGAATCGACATCAGCGCCCCGGTTTCGGTCATCAGCGGTTGCAGCAGCAGGTCATCCAGCGTTTGCCAGATCTTCGGCTCACCGGGATTGCCGTAAAGGCGGAGGTGATGCAGCACGCGGCTCTGGTCTTTGGCGGTGTAACCGATGATCGAGACTTCCAGTCGGTCGCCCTGCACGTCCACGCCAGCGGTTATCAGTACCACGTCCTCGGGTACGTGGTCCCATTGTTCGCGGCGTGCCATGAGGCCGGATTGGTCTATCTTTTCGCCGGTGCGGTCTTCAAAACACTCGCCCAACTGAAGGTTGATAAATGTCTTCAGCGTTTCCGGGTGATCTTTCTTGTCGAGAAATTCTTGAACAACATCGGCAAAGGTTTGCCAGGGCGAGTACAGGGCGCTGATGTGAAACCCGGCCACACGCGGATTCTGGTTATGCGCCCGCCATTCGCCTGCGGCCAGCATTTTCAGCTTGTCGGCATTCTCATAGATGGAACCGCACTCAGGACACACGGCACGCGCTGAACTGGCGTCGCCTTCATCCCACACAATCTGCGGCCATTTCAGCGTATGAAAAACGCCGCAATGCGGACAGGGCAGGTAGAAGTAGCGCATATCGCTGCGCTCAAACTCGCGCCAGATCCGCGAGGCTCCTTCCATCGTGGGCGTTGAGGCCATCACAAACTTGCGGTTCCAGAAAGTGACGGATCGCTGACGTGCCAGAAACAACGGGTCGCCTTCACTGCCAGCACTGACCGGGTAGCGGTCCACCTCATCGGCAAACACAATGCGAATGGGTCGGCTGGCCAGATCAGACGGCGCATTGGCCCCGATCATGGTGATATGGCCACCGGGAAAGGTCTTGTGGTCGATGGTGTTGCCGCTGCTACGGCTTTTCGGGTCGGCAATCAGTCGCTTGAGGACGGGGGTATCCCGCACCATCGGCGACAATCGGTCTTTGCTGAACGTCTCGGCAATCTTCACCGTCGGCTGCATGACGATGATGGGTCCGGGATCTTGATGGATGTGATAGCCGATGATGCACTTACTCAGCAGCGTCTTGCCGATTTGGCTGGAGGTGCAATAGACGACTTCCTTGATGTTGGGATCGCTGACGACTTCCAGCATCTCGCGCTGATAGGGGGCGCGGTCGGTGCGGTACTTGCCCGCTTCGGCAGAATCTTCGGGTGACAGAAACAGGTACTCATCGGCCCAATCCGCCACGGTCAGCAGCGGCGGCGGCGTGGCAATCCGTGCCGAGGCATTGGCGACCTTGTGCAGTACCTCAAGGAACGCCACTTTTGGCCACCTCCTCCAAGGCTTCACGGACCAGCAGCATGGCTTCGCGCTCGGCATCTTGCAGAGTGTCGGTGCCGACAACTTTGGAAGCCAGCCGACCGGGTAGATTGAGCAGCTTCCCCCGCATGTTGCCGATCATCGACTCCCAATGCGTCTGGACCGCATCAGCCGGGATCAGGTTCTTGCGCTTGATCTCTTCCTCAAGCCCCGCAATGTTCGCCTGGTGGTGAGTCAGGCGGGCTTTCTCCACGTCATAGTCAAAGTCGTTCTCAACCCCATAGATCATGCCTAACGCCTGGGTGGATTCCACCTCGGCCCCACGCTTCCCTTCCGGTATCAGCTCCGAACAGCGTTTTCTGATGGTATCCCGGTGGATTCCCGTCAGTTCAGCCAATCGGTTGATGGTTATGAGCATTTTGACGCGTTATGTGATTTTGTAACTAGCGAAAGACCGAGGTTCGCACTACCCGCCCCGCAGGTTGCGCGGGAGGACCCACGCGCTTCTCAGCGAACACCATCACCACCACAGCCCCAACAGCAGCACGCCAATCATCAGCACGCCCACGAAGTCCCAATCAATCATTGCCCATCACCATCTCTTCGATGCGCACGTCCCAATGGTTGAGGAAGATGTTGCGAATGTCGGCCTCTTCTTCCACCTCGGCCAGTTTGGCCAGATAGTGTTTCGCCTTTTCGCCGTCATCATGTGCGTCCACCTTGCGGCCTTGGCGCATTGAGTATTTGATGATGTTGCCTTTCAAAAACCCCACCCACTCTTCATGCGTTAGCACGGCCTGCATGACTTCCCACGGTTCAATGGCCATCGTCTTGTAATGTTCGCCACCCACCTGGTAATCGTTGGTTGATTCGCTCATGCCTTGTCCAACCTCGCATGTGCCAGTGCGTCTGTATATTTTTCCGGGTAACGCTTACTGAGCTTTTCAATGTTCTGCTTGGCCAAGTCTTCCATTGAAATACCCAAACGCTTCGCACCCAACGCAATGAACCACAGCGAATCACCCAACTCTTCCGCCGCGTTCTCAACGTCCAAGGGTTTTGCGTAAATGAGATGCCGCTTGACCGCATCCACAAACTCGCCTGCTTCACCCGCCAAGCCCAGTGCGGCATGCATGAGGTCCATATTTTCGCCAAGGTCTTTGGCTGTTCGATTGGCCAGCGTCTGATAATCGTTTAATCGCATGTCACGTTGCCTCGTATGGTTTGCCATCTGAATATCGTCCTGCTGTGCTGGATGACTGTTCCCTTATCCATGCCTTGTCTTCGTCTGTATGCTTTGGTAGTGGCGACCAGAAAGCCCAGCCGGATTCGGGATACCAAACACCGACGGTTACGCCGCCATATAGCGAACGGAACAGCATCTTGCAGTTCTTGGGTGGTGGCACCCTGTCAATGCGTCGCCACATCGGGCCAATCTCAGCCAGGTGTTGATGTTCATCCTGCATTCTGGTTTTTCTCCTGATTCAATAACGCGATGACAATGCCAAACGGCAGCATTGCCACGATCGCCAACAGTGTCAGCATGACCATCGCTGCGGATAGGATGTGGGTGAGAATGGGTTTCACGCCGCCTCCCACGCAATCACCAGGCCACCATCCGGTATCGGCTCGCCTTTGCGAATCGACAGATGCGTAATCTGTTTATCGTCCGCGTAAGCAATCCCGTTCAGGCAATCAATCGCTACCTTCATCACGTTATCCAGATCCATCGACCGGACGGCTTGCCCTGGCTGATACTTTTGCGGACGCTTGGGGTGATAGCTCATGTCCAGCTTCACGCCGCCCTGTAGCGGGTCACAAACGCCCTCGTTAGCTGCAATCACTTGCACCGCTGCTTTGTACTCGCGGGCCTCGGTGGATTTCACCGTCATGCCGCGAAACGACCGCCAATAGCGATTCGTGCTGATGGGATAGGGCAGGCTTAGTTTCGGCATGGTTAGAACGGGATGTCGTCGTCAAACGGCACCGCCGAAGGGGCTGATGCGGTTGCGCTCACACTCGCCACCGGTGCAGACGTGGCCGGGGTAAAGCTGCCCTGCCCGTCCCTTTCCTTGGGCTTGAAGAAATTGACGCGAACGCCCCGGTCGCCCGGACAACCAGCCGGGTTGAACCACTTCTCCAGAATCAGGCATTGCCCGCCATCCTCGAATTGCAAGACGGCCCCGACATTCACCCAGTTCTTCTTGGTGCTGCCATCGCGGGCCTGATATTCGCTGGTGGCGACTGCCGCGTCATAAATCTTCTGTGCTGCCATGTGTTACTTCCAGTGGTTTGAATCGAGAATGAGTCCGGTGTCATCCTTCACGCGAATGCGCTTGATGTCGCCGGGTTGGTTGAATACCGACGTGATGGCTGCCAGTGCATCGGCCATCTCGGGATGTTCGTTGCGAAGATGGGCTTTCTCTTCGCGTTGTTTTTGGCGCTTGGGTTCACGCACCGCGTTGACGGTATCGGTCAGGCGATTCAGCCGCGCCGTAATGTCGACTAACTCACCCATGCGCGTACCGTCCGCAGATGACTGTCGAAATCGCTGATAACCCGGCCCGCATTCGCCTGAAGCCATTCCCGGTAGCGCCCCTCTTCCCGCAGGTTGGCTAAATGCGCGATGCCAATGGCCTTGCGTTGGGCGCGATGTTCTTCCGGTTCTGGCAAGCGTTGATGCAGCTTGTGGGCTTCCTCGCGTATTGGCCGACACAGCAGCCGAAACTGCGGCAAGGTCGGTGGCCATTCGGGTTCCCATGTCATGCACGCCACCAGCCCGGTGCGTAACTCTTCCGGTGTCATGTCCACCAGTCCCGCCAGCCAGGTTTCCGATGGCATGGCACCGTAGGATGAAATCCACTTGTGGCCGAAGGTTGCTGAGAGGTGTTGCCATAGCCGGTCAATATGCGACTGCGTAATAGTCGGCCTGTCCAAGTTCGATGCAGTCGTTGCCCGGAAGGCTTGCGCCAGCGGATTGCTGGGCGTCGCGTTCGGCAATGGCCCTGGCGACTTTGCCGGGAGCCGAGTTGTCAGGTCGCTGATGGGTTGCATGAGAAATCACCCTGAGTGATGGTTTGCGTCGTGCCCATTGGTCCTTGACGCGGTTGAGAAACGTCGCGTTCCAGCTTTTGCGCCGGGTGCCTTCGTCTCGCCAGTACAAACGAAACTCGCCCATCATCGATTCGGCAAAGTCTCGCGGGATGCCCGCCTTGTCCACCAGACGCCAGCAATCCTCGCTGGGTGTCCAGGTATCGGTCATCGAAATGGCGCGTGCTGTTTTCGGCTTGGCCGAATCGCCGTTATGCGGTCCCTCGCCACCCACGGATGTACCCGTCGGTTGCTTGTCCTCCTCGCGCACGCGCTGTGCAGTGGTTTCCTGGTTCCTTCCTGGTTCAGTTCCTGGTTTGTATGCCGTTTTCGGCATAGGTACCTGTGCCGTTTTGGGCATAGGGGTTATGCCGTTTTCGGCAGTGGTGCCGTTTTCGGCATAGGTCGCCAGTTGATAGGACGATCCTTTTCCGAAGGTGCGAAGAACATTCAGCAGTCCAGCTTCTTCTAAATCGCGTATTGCGGGTGCAATGGTGTGAACTTTCAGCCCGGTCATTTCATGAAGGCGGGCCATAGATGGGTTGCATTGGCCGGTGTCCTTGTTGTGACACTCAGCCAGAGCCAGCAATACGATGCGCCGTGTCGATGCCAACTGTGGGTTGGCGGCGATGTGCTTCCAGGCATCGGATGTGGCGTCAAAGCTCATGGGACGCTTGCCAAAATCTCAAGGCAGAAAGACTCGGAGACGCCGAATTGAACAGCTATCTGTCGTGCGGCCTCTTGGTCGGCTTCGCGTTGATGCCAACCGTCAGAAAGGAAAGAACCAGACTTTTCAATTAGTGGATCACGGATAAGTTCGGCACATTTCTCCTTCCATCCATCCTTTTCATGATTAAGTTCATGGATGGCGGTTCTTTGGTCGCGCACCTGCTTGTGCAAGTATTGAGTGTCAATTTCTGTTGCATAGGGTAGTGCTTCAACCTTGTTGAACCAGTCCTTATGAATACTGACAAGGGTGTCGATACTTGCCGGTCCTTTCCAATACTCAAACAAATGACACTTCAGTATTTCAACCTCATAGACTTCTGGATTTTCATTTTTCCCGTGGTTTGAAATCCCCCACATGTTAACGACGCTAAAGACGCCGGTATTTATCAGGGATTTCTGAACTATCTGCTGGCCCTGCTTAATGTGTGCTCCAGGCTTCTTTGCTTCAATCAAGATGCAGTAGCCTCTCCGTTCCGTCATTCCATCAACATCAGTTGGTTCTATTGGGGTTTTTCCAAAACAGCCAGCATTCTTGAGAAAACCCCAATCCCAATGTTCTTCGTAAAACGTCTTGAAGTGTTGGACTGTCATCGTTTTTCAACAATCGCTCCAAACGATGAAAACACCTCTGAAAACTTCGCTTTGTTCTCACCAAAATAAAACAGTGTCTGACCTTGGCGCGTTGCCATTACTTCACTGTCTGGGTTGTAGAACTTCACGCGGCTGGTCGGTAGGCAAGCAATGCCTGAACTATTCAACAAAGCATGAAACCATCGGGTGTCTGATGAATTGTTAGTCAGTACGATGGCCTCACTGACTTTTCCGGAAGTGAACTCATCAACGATCTTTTCAACAAAGCACTGAATGTCTGGCATTGAGTATGGCGGGTTAAGCCATACCCTTCCGTTCCACTCCTTTGAAAGCCCGTCAGTCTCTTTGGTGAAGTATTGCTTTGCCTTGACGACTGCCTGGGCCACTTCTGACGTGGCGGGATCAAGATCAATATCGCCAAGGACGCATCTGGCCGCATCAATGTATTCTTCTGGCGTGTACCAGTCGTTTTCTCCGGTCGAGATGTGAAAGCTGCCGGTTGACTCAAATTGCTTAAGTGGAGCTTCTGTTGACTGCTTGATTTCCCTGGCGCTGACTTCTTGCAGTGGTACTGATTCACCATCGTCGCGAGTCAGGGTAATCAGCCCATCGTCATCGGCGCTACTGACAATCTCTTCAAACTTCTGCGGGTCAGCCTTTGCCAACTTCGCAAGCTCCTTGGTCTGCGACTTATTCAGCTTGTTGGTCGCAGCCCACTGCTTGATGTTTTCAGGGATTGAGGTGATGCCGAGATCGTTGTTGTAGAAGCTGGCCCAATCAACAGGTTTCGGTAGCGATGAAAAAACAGCCTCCGTCTTGATAATAAATTTATTATCAAATTTCAAAGCCTCATCACTACACTTGTCTTTTCCATGACATTTAACTGTCCACAACCTTCCAAGCAGCCCCCTAACCCTTTCCCCCGCAGTAGCACCAAGCTCCATGTATTTGGCGTTATCGCCAAACTCGGCATCAAGGATTTCAACCTTGGCCTCAACTTCCTCAATGGCCGACAAGTCATCGCGTTGCATATTCTCAGTGGCGCACATCCGCCTTGCAGCGTGATCGTCAACATAAACAATTCTGGCCATGATCTTTTCGAGTCCGGCCACTTCCTTTGCTGCACGATACCGACGCTCACCCGCTATCAACTCAAAACGGTTTCCCTTGGTGCGGACTGTAATGGGCTGAACCAATCCATCCCTTGCAATCGACTCGCCAAGTTCGCGCAGCTTTGAAAAAGTTCTACGGTGCTGAAATGGCGAAGGATCAACCAGATCAACAAGAATCTCCTTGAATACGCTTTCTTCCATACGATTATGATTTATTGATGTCACGCCCAATTCCCCGTCCTAATCCGATGCGGGCTGTTATGCGGCCCACTCTCAATTCCCACCTGAAACCGCCTAGGCAGGGCGTCGCAAATCATCTCGACGGCCATGCGTTCCGATGACTTGTGCAGGTCCAGGCGCTGGCAAATGTCATTCACCAGCATCCCGGCACGGCGCAGGCTCACGACTTGCGCCCGAAGTTGCACGTCAATCGGCATCGGGCCGCGAAATCCACCGTGCTTGCGCGGTTTCCGCATGGCCTAGTTCTTCACCAGCCGCATCGGCTGCATCGGTTGGTTGCCCTCGATGAAGTCGCACTTGTCATTCATGCCGCCCACCTGGCGGATGTAATCGACTTCCACCTTCGCGCTGGCGACCAGGGTTTGCGCCAGGTTGTTGATGGCTTGCGCCTGGTGGATCTCGATGTCGCCCGACTTCAGCATTTCAATCGCTTCAAACAGGTGGTCGCGCAAATCAGGCAACTTGTTCTTCATGGGTGTCCGCCCTCTTTTTCTTGTTGATAATTCGATTCAGCACGCCGCGCAGTTGAATGACGGCATTGAGTTCTGGCGGCAGACGATGGCGCGTATTGCGGCGCATCAGTTCCGCGCGGGTGATGAGTTCCAGGTTGTCGAGTGCGACGTTGTGCTTGTTGCCGTCCTTGAAGACGACGGCGTGACCGGCAGGCAGTGGCCCGTTGACCGCTTCCCAATTCAGCAGATGCACGGCGCGGTAGTTCTTCACGCCTTGCAGGTCCGTCACCTTGCGTTCCAGATAGCCATCCTTGCTGATGCGTTCGGTGCCGAGGGGTCGCCAGGTATGCGGCACCTGGCCCTTCTTGAACTGCGTCCGTTCGCAGCCTTCGCCGCACCACCCTTTCTTGCCCTTGTTCCACGGCACATTGCCGGGTTGAATGCGGTGGCCCTTACCGAGTTCCAGCAGGTTGCGATTGGTGCGGGCTTGGACGCGATGGCGATATTCAGCGGACTTCTTCAGGCCCATGCTAAAAGCCAGCCCATAGACACCCTCGATGGATCGGCCAAAATGCGCCGCCAGTTCCGCGCTATCAGTGTCCGGATAAAGCTGGGTAAATTCCGCGATTTGTTCCGGCGTCCACCAGCGCCCCGTCTTGATACCCAGCAACCGGGTGCGCCCGCCAATGCTGTTCTTGCTACGGTTCAGCAGCACCATCAGATCCCGTGTCGGCATCACGCCGTACTCACGCCGCAAAATGGCGTCGTCTTCGGATGTCCAGGGGCGCCTCATGCCGCCTTCCCCGTCTCGGCCCAATACTCAAAGCGATAGCAGTCCACCGGATGGTCCGCGCAGCGTTCAGCCCGAAAGCAGGACTCGCAGGGCGATGGAGCGTCTTGAGGTGCTTGGTCTTGTTCTTTCATGGCGTCACCTCAAAAAGTCCCGCCAGCTTTGCGCCAGCGGGTAATGGGGGAGAAAGGCGCAGACAACTGGCCGCCGTCTGCAAGGGCGGTGAAAGAACAGACGCCGGTTTTACCGGCGGCCACCGAGGTGGACTTCAGCCCGATGCTTTCGCAGAGCGGGAACGCATAAATAAGCCCCACGGGAGCGTGGCTCGACCGGGAGGCAGGGAGAGGAGTCAATACGTAATCACACGTATAGGCATGGGTTTGGGATTGGAGGAACATTTAGGCGGCGTTTAGCTTTCTGAAGTCATCAATCGCAACATCAGGGCGGAGGTCTTCGACCCTGACCTCGCCTCTGGTCAGTACTTCGATGGCAATGCAACGCTCCACCGGCACACGCTTCATGCCTTTGGTCCATTGGTGGACGGCCCCGACAGTGATGCCAAGATGATTAGCCATCGCGGTGATGCCGCCGACTCTTTCGCACGCTGTTTTTATGGCTTGTGTGTTCATGGCTGCATGATATAGCCACGCTACAATAAATAGCAAGCCTAGCTATTGTAGCAACGCTATAGAGTCCCCATATCGCTTACCCACAGGGGAATACAATGAATGACGAAGGCGAAAACCTAAGAAAACGGTTTGATGGGTTAAAACGAGAGAAAGGAATCAGCCGTGCCGCGTTTGCAAAAATGAACGGCATCAAAGGCGGCGACGCAATGATTTATCAGCACCTCAATGGATTGAAGCCCATTAGCCTTGAGGCCGGGATGGCTTACGCCAAAGGCTTCGGCTGTAAACTGGAGGACATTAGCGAACGGCTAACAAGCGAAGTGAAGGCAATCTCGGATGATCTTTCACAGAACGTCAACCTCGGCCTCAAGCTCTACCCAGACCGTCGCGGCTATCCCATCATCAGCGCCATTCAAGCAGGCAACTGGCGTGAAATTGTTGACAGTTTCCCGCGTGGCGGTGCCGATGAATACATCATGGCCTCCAATAGCTATTCGGCGCACACCTTCGCCCTGCGGATCACTGGCAACAGCATGGAGCCGGAATTTAAGGAAGGGGACGTGGTGGTGATTGACCCGGACGTTCGCCCTTCGCCGGGTGATTACGTGGTGGCTAAGAACCACGAGGAAGCTGCAACCTTCAAGAAGTACCGACCCCGTGGCATCATGGATGGGCGGGAATTGTTTGAGCTGGTGCCTCTCAATGAGGATTACGCCATTATGCGCTCTGACCAACAGCCCATCCACATCATCGGGACCATGATGGAACACACGCGGTATCGGCGCTGAGACTTACATCGGGAGCGGGAAATGACAAAACTTATATCAGTCTGCATGGCTTTCATGATCGGCGGTTGCTCGACAGGGAGCATCATCGTCTCTGTGAATGGTGAACCCAATGCCGCCGCCAAATTAAAACAACAGACCATCACCACGGCGACAAAACCCGACGCCAGTTTGATGACCAAAATGGCAGAGAAGTCTTTACAGTCTGAACTCAAGCGAGAAGGCTTCAAGGTGGTGCCTAAGGGTGGAGCCATTACGATGAATGTCAGCATGGACAGCGCAGGCTATGGCATCGAAAGTACCAAAACATTTGGCCCGGTGTTCACTACGGCTGGCGAATACAACACCTACAACAAACAGATGGGCATCGAGGAGCTGCGGCTGTCTGCTACAGAACAAGGCACGCCCTTCTGGCAGGCGAAAATCAGTGGAAGCGGCGAATATCTGAATGGCGACATACAACCTGGCTGCATTCGTGAACTGCTCCGCAATCATCTTAATGAGAACGCCACCAATGAAGAACGCTGTTACAAGCCCTGGTGGCCGTGAACCGCTAGGCTAAGCTCACTAAACAAGAACAACCCGCTTCGGCGGGTTTTTTTGTGCCCCAATGAAAAAAGTATAGCCTGGCTATTGACTTAATCTATAGCGTGGCTATACTTACCCCAACGCCGCACAGACGGCATCAACCAGGAGATGAAGCAAATGTTCAGCATCAACCAAATCGTAAAAGGCAAAACAGCAGGCACCTTCGTAATCGTTGGCTTCAGAAGCATTGAAGGGTCTGAATGGGTTCAAGTGAAGTCAGTAAATCCGGCAAACCACAGCCAAGTCGCCAAAGGCGAAATGGCGCTGCCGCTGACAGCAATACAAGCCATCAGCTAACCAATCCACGGCCACGGACGGCCACCCTTTCGGAGACCAACATGAACCAACGCCTAGCCCTATCACTGATTGCACTCGGCCTGCTGCTGGCCGGTTACCTGGACGGCCAAGACGCGGCAATGGCCGAGAAATCCTCGGTCGTTGTCGCCTGCATCCACTGCGGTGAACGCTGATGTTTGATGCAGATTATGGCCCCTATCGCGGCGACCCCCGCGACCCGCGTTATGACGACAGCGAAGACCTTGCCCGCGAAGAGTGGGAGTCCGAGAACACCTATGCCGAGCGCATTGGTGAAGACGCGGTGGAGGAGATCCTTTACGCGCTTGAGAACTGGTCGGCTGCTGAAGCCGCCCGCGATCTGAAAAAGGCCGTCGATGCGGCTTGGGAACAAGAGAAGAAAAGACAGGAGGACTAAACATGAGCGTCATTGACCTATACGGCTTGCGCCTTAAAGAAGGCAAACCCGCATTGACCATCTGGAGCTGGAAACCGCGCTATCACAAC